GTAAGTCCGTTATCTCCGGTGGAAAGACCGGCTTCCTTGTTCTCACGCTTCCAGTCGGCTTCCTGCCGGTTTATCTCTTCTTTCCGGGCGTTATAGTCATATTCGATTTGTGCCAGTTTCTTTTCGGTACCGGCTTGCATGCGGTCTATCTCTTCCTTCCGGTTCTCGGCCTGCAGGGCGGCAAGATCCTGCGCCAGCCTGCGTTCTGTGGCAAGCCGTTGCTTGGCTTCCGCTTCCGGATTCTTTCCGGGCTGTTTGGGGTCGGTATGCCCGCCGATGCCTGACTTCTGTTCCAGTTTCAAGCGTTCCTTGGTTAAATTCTCCGCTGCTAATATATATCCGTTATATTCTGATTTAAGCCGCTCTATTTCTTCCTTTTTTTTCCAACGTCCGTTATTATTCTGTTTATATGATTGATCCGAAGAAAAGAAACGGTCAACCTTTCCTCCATATCCCCACCAAGTATCAAATTCACTCTCATCCTTCGCTTCTGCCTCGGCTATTTTTTCATCAACCTCTGACGCTTTTTTTACTAAATTCTGTACTTTCGCTTGGAGGAAGAGGGATTGTACATAATCATCACTCTTTTGGATAATGGTATCATACCATTCAGAAAGTGTTTTATAATATCCGAAAGATTCCCCGTACTTGCGGTTCAGTTCCTCCACCTTCGCCTTTTCCTGTTCCTTGCTTCCGACGAAGTTCTTTATCTCATCGATAACCGATTTAAGTTCGAAACGGGTACGCACCATCTGGGCACGGCCGTCTTTCTCTATCTCGGTCATTTCCTTCAGCGAGATGTTAAACTCGTCTACGCCTTTCTTGGCACTGAACAGTTTTTTCGTCCAATCCCATATTTCGTCACCGTACATCACCAGCAGCATGATACCGGTGGTCATGGCTGTCTGCCAGGAAAAGAGTGAGGACAGAACCTGCTTCCATACCGGTGTACCTTTCTTACCGGACTTCTGCAGCTCATCGTATTCCTTGCGGGCACGGGCCAGTTCGTCCGTAAAAATCGGCAGGTTGTTGGATATGGCCAGGAAGAACATCTGCGGTCCCATGGCCAGTGAAGGCATCTCACGGGCTATCTGCTGGATACTGTTGTGCAGACCATTGAACTGGCGCTGTGCGTTGGGTACATCTGCAGGGGTAACCTGCACGGATTCCGATTCCTCCTGCAGCAGTTTCAACTGGCTTCGCAATTCCTCAAGCTGCTTCTCCAGTGCATGGATCTGCGCGATATTGGCACTCTGATCCAGATTGGGTGCAGCCGTCTCCCCGGCAAGGCGCAGCCTTTCCAGTTCAGCCTCCAGCAGCCTGACGGTATTACGCAGTTCCAGCGCCTCACGCTCGGCCTTGTTCATGCCGGGCGTGAGTTTGTCCTTCATCAAAAATTCAACTTCTACAGGTTTGCTCATTCCAGTTTGCTTTGAAAAAATCCTACTATATCGTTCGCTTCATCCTCGGCGCTGTGTTCCGGTTTGGAATCATCGTTTCCGCCTCCTTGCTTTTTCCGCACATACCGCGGCGCGTCGTTCAGCATCAGTATCAGCGTCTGGTAATTCACACCGTCCAGAATGTAGTCCACACTCCAGCCCGTTGCACTCGCTATCTGCCACACGAAGCCGAAAGGGCTATGGGAACCCTCATACCGGGTTCTTAACTCCCCTTCCTTGCCCGGCTCAGTCTCGGAGTCATCGGGTTCGCCCGCGCTGTCGAGCTGATAATACGCATAAAATCCTTCGTGCCCATCAGACGCTCGAATGTCCGGAACATAGCCGTCAGATAGCGCCACTCCACAAAGTTCCGCAGCACCCATGCCGTCACCCCGATACCCACGTGCCGCGACACGTAGCCCCGGCATACCGTATAGGCCAGCAGACGGCTCACGGCCTTGCCATGCTCCGCCACAAAGGCCAGTTCCTCGGCCTTGTCCTTCGGTTGCCAGTCGGGTTTGATCCCCATCTTCAGATATTCCCTGGCCAACAATATCTGACCCCGCAATCTCGGACGCTTCATCGTCACACGTACCTCCACCGGGCGTTTCAGCCACGGAAACTTCCACCTTTTAAGCAAAACGGACACGCCACTGTCAAGCAGCGCGTCCGCACACTCCATCTCTATCAGTTGTTCCAGCCGGTCAGCCATACGTTAGCCCTCCTCGCTTTGGAGCGATGCTGCAGCCGCGGCTTCCGCCGGCGGCAGCTTGTACTGCCCCCACTCGTCCGGTATTGCTTCCGTATCGAACACGCCGTAAGGCTGCGAACCGTCCTCCGGCATCGCCACTTCGAGCGTAACCTCTATCTTGGAGGTTTCTGTAAGGGTCAGCTTGCCTGCAGGATTGGAAAGCAGCGTGGCGTTGGGAATCAGTACGCTCTGTCCGGACACGAGGGAGAGTTCCCATGGTCCCTGCATGACAAGCACCTCCGACGGGGCTGTCCAGCCGATCGGAGTTTTCTTTTCCGAATCTTCTTTCTTATAATGCAGGCTGCCGCCAAGCAGTTTGTGCAGGTTCGAATAGTTCATCTGGATCACATTGAACGTCGGGGCGATGCCGCCGTTACTCTGTGGGATGACCAGCACCGGGGCACCCTGCACCTGTTCGGCCTCGATCTTCGCGGCCTCGGGTTTCTTGCCGCCCAGGTCAAACGAGTTCTTTTCAATATACCCGATTGTGAAATCCTTATACTTTACGGCTCCTATGCCGTACATGAAATTCTTGTTCATCTTTTTTTCAGTTTCATTGTTAATAACATACCGACAAGCAAGCCGGCAACCATTCCCCAAGTAAACACCCGCACCGGGTTCGGAGGACGTTTTTCCTCCGTTTGAACGTCATTTGAAATTTCGTTCTTGGTCTCGCTACGGATACGCGCCAGCTCTTCTTCATACCATAGTACCAGCTGCTGCAGACTGTCACACGAGGCTTCGGCCACGATGTTCCCGCTGTCGTCGCTGCCTACGGTCAGATTCGCCTGTCCACTCTTCCCGCGATACACCGCCCCTTCAGGAAGTTTACGGAGGCTGTCCGCCGGTATAGTCAGCTTCACCGAACTCGCCGGTACCCCCGCCATCACCAGTCCCGCCCGTCGACTTCCGCTCGCGCTGTCGGCGCTTGCCGTTTCCGTCCGGACTTCCCGGTTCATGCTCTTTCGGTGACTCGCGCAACCTGTCAAGCACAGGGCAATCGTCACGATGAGGACAGTTCCCGGCTGTATCAATAGCTTTTCTAAGACGGGCCATCTCACGTGTATTGCGGGCCAGTTCTTTCTTTGTTTCACAAAATTCATCTTTCAGAGGTTTTACAATATTCTCCATCAAAATGCGGGTGGCATGTTCGGCGTTATCTATGCGCATAGCCTCTGCACCGGCCTCGGCCTTCATCGCTTCCGCTTTCGCTTTTCTCACAGTAGCCCGCAAGGAGCCAATGGTCGCCACCGTACCAACCAGGCCGCCGCCAAGGATAATGTTCATAAATTCGCTCAAGTCCATACCACCCGGTTTTATTATTGATTAATACCTATTTCTTTCAACCATTCCTGCACATCGAAACTCGGACAGGCTTTCGCTGCCAGTTCGTTGTGTCCTACAATGCGTACATCAGGAAATTTCCGGTGAAAATCCTTCACATACTTCTCCAGTGCCTTTTTCTGGCAGCCAGTGCGGGTGTCTTTCGGGGTCTTACCGTCTTTTTCCACGCCTCCGGCATACACGATGTGACGGCTCACACTGTTATATCCCTTGGCTCCGTTGGTCACTTCCCAAGGGTCCACCTGTGCATCCTCATTGTTTTCTACCAGACGTTCCACGCCTCCGTTCAGGTGGAACAGGTCGGTATAGCCAACCTGCTTCCATCCTCTTCCTCCCTGGGCAACCGGAGATGTATGCCATTTGCGAATGTCCGCAGATGAAACCTCACGTCCCTCCGGAGTTGCCGTACAGTGTATTACCAGATATTTCAACTTTGCCATAATCATCATGCTTGATAGCCGCTCATCATTACCACTCCGGCATCCTCTTTCTTGGGCATGCAGATGAAGTAATGGCGGAAGTTAATCAGGTTACGCTGGTTCAACGGGTCGTTCTTTGACTCGGAATAATACATCTTGGTAGAGCCTGTTGCCTTGAAAACCCGCTGTTTGTAGAAGGCAAACGAACACGGGAATTCACCGGCTTCTGCCGTTGCACCCAATGCCTTTTTCACTCCGGCTGTAGTATAAAGCGGATTGTTGCCGTACTCATAGATTTCAAAGCCATACAGGTTGCCTACCTTGCCGCTGTTGCGGTCAATGTTGTACTGCTCGCGGAATGCCTGGCTGGTCAGCAGCAGGTCATTCACATGGTCGGGGCAAAGCACCAGTCTGCGGCCGTCTGACGGCACGCGCAGGTTGTCAAGGGCACGCTTCATTTCCACAAGGTCATTCACGGTAAGGCGCAGACGGTTTGTGGCCGGATCTTTCTCGCCGGTAGTCTTAAGCACCGGGGTCGTTGCCGTATTCTTGTTCGCGCAAAGGGCATGGGCCGCCTTGGTGAACTTCGCGTCATTGATACTGTTGGCATGACCTTCCTTTACACGGGCGGTCTTGTCATAGCTGATGGCATAAAGTTCGTCATCCGTAATCGGCGTGGCCTTGGTCTGGAATTTGTCAAGCTTGATGGCGATGTCCTTGTCTTCCAAAGCCTGTACGTCAATCGGGTAGGTCTTGTTGTTAATCAAGACGTCCGGATCCACCCCTACCTCTACCAGATGAATCACATCGTTGTTCACGATACTGCTTTGGTCGGGAATTCCTGACAGCCACGTGCCTTCCAGCCCGGCACGGAGTACCTTGACAAGCTCGCCCGTCCAGATTTCCGTATAAACCCCTTCACGGAGTATTGAAGCGCTCTGCGGAGCCATGCCCATGAAGGCTGCCACCGCATTCATTCCCACAGCTCCGGCTGCAGGAGAGAATCCCAGCACGGAAGCACACACGGCACCTGTCAGCGTATTGAACAGGAGTGCCGTCAAAAGCATTACAATTTTTCCCATTGTCTTCATTTTAAAGGTTTTCAAATTTCACAGGTCATTCCATATTCGGCCTTGTACAGACGCTTGTACTCCTCCGGGTTCTGCTCACGCATTTCAAGCAGTGCGTCACTCGGGACATCGCTCAGCTTGGCATAGGTGGACGGCTGTGCCTGCTGCTTGCCACCCTGGTAACTCAGCACGGTGGAGATCTTCACCTGGGGTTGCATGGCATCAAGCACATTCTTCAGCTCGTCGGATCCAACCTTCTTGCCCAGTTCGATAAACTGTGCCTTCTTGTCTTCCCCCAGTCGTTTCTCCGCTACGGCCTTTTCCACAAGACCGGTAATGCGGGCCAGGGTCAGCTTCCCGTTTTCATCTTTCAGAGAGTCATTCTCAGCCTTGGCCGCTTTCAGGTCATTCAATGCCCGGGTTACATCAGCCTCCGTCGCCGTTTCCGGCAGCCCCAATTGAAGGGCCAAAAGTTTCAGTTCCATTTCTTCTTCTGTTTTTTGATTATTGATTGATGGCAAGGGACATTCCCCGTCCCTTCCCAAAGTGATTTGTTTACCGTCTTTCATCAATATGATGGCATCATCGTTAGAACCAACGTCCACCAGAGAGACCTCGTACAGTTTACTCTTGGTCACGGTCGGACAAGTCTGTCCCGGCAGTAGATGTTCGGGCTGTTCGCTCAGTTCCAGGATATCTATGCCGGCACTTACCATTCTCAGGCTGCCGAACTCAAATTGTTTCTTACACCTCTTACTGAGGTCGGTCGCCTCGTCAAACACGGGTTCACCGGTCACCTCGCCGTCTTCCACCCGGATATCCTTCACATAACCGATCACGCTACCGCGCTGGTGCATGTACAGCAGTACCGGATTCCGGCAGTACTGCTCCACACTCATGCCCGATGTCAGCACGCGGCTTCCGTAACTGTTCAGGCTGTCATTTGAAATTCTTACACGTTTACTCATTTTTCCATGCCACGCCTTTGTGCGTTGGCTCTGCAATATTACGGAGCACTCGCAGGGCCGCCAAAAATGTGTGCAACGGTTGCACACTTCTATGAAACCGTTACACATTATTTTGGCGGCAAACCGATAAGCGGACAACTTTGCGAACAAATCGGGCAGGTGTACAGTCATTCCAATACCTGCCGTTCAAACCTATATTCTTTATAATATGACAAAGGCAGAAATCGAAAAGAAGAAATCGCTCGCACGCTCACTATTCCTCTCCGGAATGGAGCAAACGGAAATAGCGGAAAAGGTGGACGTGTCTCGTGTCACCATATCCAAATGGTGTACCTCCGAAGGGTGGAAAGAAGCAAGGGCGGCAAAGAACGTCACTCGCCCGGAACTGGTGAACAAGCTTCTGCTCACCATCGACACGCTTATCACACAAGTGAACTCGTCGGATGACCCCACATTGATAGCCGGGCTGGGCGACAAGCTGGCAAAACTGTCGGCGGTCATCGAGAAGCTCGACAAGAAGGCCAATGTGGTGGATGCCATCGAAGTGTTCATGGCATTTTCCAAATGGATCGAATACCGCTCGACGATCGACCCGGATGTGACCCCGGAATTGGTAAAGGCCATCAACAAGTACCAGGACCTGTACATAACCGAACAGATGGGCATAAAATAACAAGGGCATGGCAACAGCAGCGGAAAAGAAACAGGCATACGAACAGTGGAAAGAACACTGCAAAAGGGTACAGTCCATTACGGATACGGCGCTGCTCGCAGGCGAGACACCGGCACAAAGGGACAGGCGCATTCTGCGGCTGCAGGGTAACTATGCCGCATTCTGCGAATATTACTTTCCCCACTTCCTCACCTTGCGTGACAAGACTACCGGGGAAGCCATACGCACCATTCACAATGCACCGTTCCACAATGCGGCAGCGGCCAAAGTAAGGGGTACGCCCAACCTGAAGGCGGTATTCATGTGGCCGCGCGGTCATGCCAAGTCCACTCACATGGACATCTTCGTCCCATTATGGCTCATGTTCCAACCAAAGCGGCTCATCAATTTCATGGTGGTGGTCGGCAAAAGCGAAGACTCTGCCACACGTCTGCTGGGCGATATTCAGGCGGAACTGGAACACAACCAGCGCATCATTGCCGACTTCGGCAAGCAGCAGGGGAATGCCTCCTGGCAGGATGGGGAGTTCAAGGCTGCCAACGGGGTGAAATTCCTGGCTTGCGGACGCGGACAGTCTCCGCGTGGTCTGCGCGACCGGGAAGCACGCCCGGACTACATCGTCATCGATGACTTGGATGACGACGAACTGTGCCGCAATGAGAAACGGGTGCATGACATTACAGACTGGGTGAAAGAAGCCCTTTTTGGTGCACTGGATGTGGGCCGGGGACGCTTTATCATGGTCGGGAACCTCATTTCTAAAAACTCGGTGCTGGCCAATCTCACCAAGACAAAAGGGGTACATGTATCCGTCATCAAGGCAATAGACAAGAACGGAGAACCGGTATGGCGCGAAAAATGGACGAAAGAGGAGGCGCAGGAATACAGGGATTTCGTAGGCTACCGGGCATGGGAAAAGGAGATGATGCACAACCCCATCGTGGACGGCACTATCTTCCGGGCAGACTGGATTCGTTACAAGAAACTGCCCAGACTGTCCAAGTATGAAATGCTGGTCTGCTATACCGACCCCTCTTTCAAATCGACCACTTCAAACGACTACAAGGCTTGCCGCCTTTGGGGCAAGATTGGGAAGGAACTGCACCTTATAGACTGTTACGTCCGGCAGGATACCGTTTCCGGAATGGTACGGTGGCTTTACGACCTCTACGAGCGTACACGCGATACGGCAGCCGTCCAGTTCTTTATGGAAGCGAACTTCATGCAGGATGTCATTCTGGATGAGTTTGAGGCAGAAGGAAATCTGCGTGGATACCAACTGCCCATCATGCCGGACAAACGAAAGAAGCCGGACAAGCTCCAGCGCATCGAAGCGGTGTCACCATTATGGGAACGCGGTTTCGTATTCTACAATGAAAAGTTGAAAGAATCGCCGGATATGCAGACCGGAATCGAACAGACCTTGGCTCTGGAGCGTGGCAGCCGTATTCACGATGATGCACCGGATGCCGACGAGGGAGCCATCTGGATGCTGCAGCGCAATTCAAGACAGGAGAGTTTTCAACCGGTGTTCGGCAAAAGGCCGACCGCCAAAAATATATGGTAACATGATACAACTGATTAAAAGAATGATTTTTGCATGGCGCTATAAACGTGCCGTTGCCCGTGCTTGCAAGTATGCCAAGCTCTACGGAAGAAAATACTACGTCCTGTATATGGGCGGCAAACTGAAAGTTGTCCCCAAAAAGAATATCTGCGAACTGATTCACCGCCACCGTTTCCGCAAGGGAACCACTATCCGGGATATAGAAAAAATGGCATTATTCATCACTAAATAATAAGGTCATGTTCATTACAGAAGAAGATTACAAAGTTGTCATCGGCGACAACGCATTGAAGGTCATCTCCCAGGTAAGCCCGGAAAACCGTACCAATGCAGAAGCGGAAGCCCGGGAAGAAATTGCCGGTTATCTACGGCCGAAATACGACTGTACGGCCATTTTCTCTGCACAGGATGAACACCGGAACCGGCTCATTGTCATGTACACCTGCGACATTTCACTTTACCACATGAGCGCAGCCATGCCACAAAAGATGGGAAGCGAGATACGCAAGGAACGATATGAACGGGCCATCAAGTGGCTTGAAGGCGTACAGGCCGGAAAAATTGTCCCTGATTTGCCCTTGGCTGTCGGAGAAGATGGGCTTCCGTCCGGAAATTCACTTGTTTACAGCTGTCAGAAGCAGCTTCATCATAATTGGTAGGACTATGGATATTAAAGACTTTTTCAGCGGTATGTTTTCCAGTAAACCGAAAAACGTACTGCAAACGCCATACGGCAATTTTAATCTGGCCAAGGGGAAAGACATCAAGCGGGTGCAGAAAATGGTCATCGACCTGCAGCGCACCACCGATGCACTCACCCGGAAGGACATCAAGAACTGGCGCGATGCCTGGCAGTCGGCCATCAATGTGGACAGCCCCAGCCGCCAGCGCCTGTACGACATCTACCGGGACGCGGAAATAGATCTTCACCTCTCCGGATGCGTGGAGCAGCGCAGAGGGTTTGTCATGGCACGCTCTTTCAAAATCGTAGACGTGAAAGGGGATGAGAACGAGGAGGCGGTACACTTCTTCGACCAATCCTGGTTCAAACAGCTCATGCGATATGCGCTCGATTCCATCTACTGGGGACATTCGCTCATCGAATTGGGCGACCTTTGCACTGACGGCGACGGCTGCATCTGTTATTCGGATGTGAAGCTTATTCCGCGTAAGCATGTCATTCCTGAATATGGGCGTGTCATAACCGACCTCGGACAGGACTGGACTACAGGTATAGACTACCGCCAGCCGCCTTTTTCGGACTGGCTCATTGAGGCCGGCAGACCTGACGACCTCGGGCTGTATCTCAAGGCAGCTTCACAGACTATCCCCAAAAAGAATATGCTGGCTTTTTGGGATACCTTCGGGGAAATATTCGGAATGCCCATGCGTATAGCACGCACCACCTCGCGCGACCAGAAAGAAATCGACCGCCTTGACAAGATGCTGCGTGAAGCCGGAACCGCTCTCTCCATGGTGGCAGGAATGGAAACCGAAATCGAATTTGTGGAAAGCGGCAAGGGAGATGCATTCAATGTCTATGACAAGCGCATCGATCGGGCCAATTCCGAACTGTCAAAGCTTATCATCGGACAAACGATGACCATTGAGGACGGAAGCAGCCTCTCACAGTCTGAAACGCACCTTGAAGTGTTCCAGAACCTCGTGGAAAGTGACTGCGACATGCTGCGGGATATAGTGAACAACCAACTCATTCCGCGCATGGTTCGTCACGGTTTTCCTGTCAAGGGACTGCGTTTTGATTGGGACTACTCCATTGACTACACTCCCGAACAGCAGAAAGCCTACGAAGAAATGGTACTGCAGCACTACAAGGTGAAGCCACAGTACTTTGAGGAAAAATACGGCATTCCGTGCGAGGAGAAGGAACCGAAGGAAGAGCCGGACCCGGCAGATCCGAAAAAGAAGAAAGACGACAAACAGGCTGGAACGCTATCCCGTTTTTTCGACTGAGCCCCGAGGATTATTCGGGGCTGCATCTACGCTACAGTTCATTGCTTGGCAATCATACCCTCCAACTCTCAAAAGAGGACGAGGCAAAATTGATGCGTGACAAGCTTACAGAGATGTTCGACCGCATGATGAAAGCCCTGTTCCGGGAGCAGGGGGCAAACCTTGAAATCAACATACTGGCTTCAGAAGAGGCGCAGGACTTTATAGAGACGCACGCCTCCGTCCTGGACTCTTCATTCCGGCAGGTGGAGATGTCCGAGGCCATGCGAGGGCGCCTGCAGAGGTCGGATTATATATTCTCAGGCCTAAAGACGTTCCATGAACTGAATGAAGCCTTTCCCTCCTTATTGGATGAGAACGGCAATAGAAAGACGTTCGAACGCTTTTTGAATGATGTCCGGAAGATCGACGAAACATACAATTCAAACTATCTACGGGCTGAATTCAACTTTGTACAGGCTTCGGCTGAAATGGCGGCCAAATGGGAACGGTTCATGCAGGACGGTGACCGCTATTATCTGCAGTACCGCACGGCCGGGGATGCAAAGGTACGTCCCACCCATGCGGAGATGGCCGGTATCACACTCCCGGCTTCAGACCCGTTCTGGGCAGAATTCTATCCGCCTAACGGATGGGGCTGCCGCTGTTCCGTAGTCCAGGTACGCAAATCCAAGTATCCGGTTACGGATCATGAAGAGGCTATGGCAAGAGGGGAGTCAGCTTTGGAACTTGACAAGAAAGGTATGTTCAGGTTCAATGCAGGCATGGAGCAAAAGACGATGCCCGACTATAACCCATACACCATCAAGCGGTGTAAGGATTGCGATATAGCGAAAGGAAAACTGAAGCTGGCAAAGAATCCTATTCCTGACAATGAACTCTGCGAGGCATGCCAGTTCATCCGTTCTATTCAAAACAGGAATGGGGCTGCGGACAGAATTCAATCGTACTCCGAAAAC